CTAATTCACCAGCAACCCTTTTTTGCCTAAACTCACCTTTAGTTTCACTATCTTCGCCTCTATCTAATTCTTCTTTATAGTGCCCTATTAATGCCGCATCTGTATAAAGAGTAGTAGAAAACACATTGAAATCTTTTGGTTTCTTAGGAACAAAATCACCTTCAAACTCAGGAGGAATTAATTCTGCTAATGGATGGCTATTTGTATCATTAATCTTTTTGAATACACTTTTTGCTACCGGCCCTACAAAATTATACAATGTAGATTTACCCGTACCGGAAGTCTGTATTTGACAGAAATGTATTCTTGAATCTTCAATACTGAAACCATTAGGTATCTTAATGTAGTCTTTACAGATTTGCCCCAATATAACAAAATACGATACTGCCGCAGGTATTTCATTATAATGCGCTACATTCACTGCATCTTTCTGAAACTCTTGTACGATTCTCGGTAATGTACCAGCAAACGCTTGAGTATTTTCTTCGTATATTTCCATATACTTTTCTTCATCTTCTCCCTCATACATTTGAGAGGTTCTCATTTCTTCATTCATATTTTCACCTTGTCCTCACTGTTTAATGTGTCTAATATTCTTTTGGCGGTCTTTTCGCCTATTCCATCCATGTGACACAATTCATGGACTTTTTGTTCTCCTATTTCCATAATGCAACCATACTCTTTGATTAGAGCCTTTGCTTTCTTATATGAAACTCCCTTAATACTTGTTAGTACATCTAATCTTAAATCATCAGTAGTAACTCTCTTGAATACTTCAGGTCTAATTACATCTCTAACAATAGGTTTCATTTTGCATATGCTACTTATTATTAAAGCCGCTTCTTCTTCTGAAGGAACCCAAAATGCTTTTACATCAGTATCTAATGTAATTCTTCCTATTCCTCCTAAAAACTTATTATTCAACATCATTGTTCTTGCAGGTTCTTGAATGTTAGATTTACCGTATTCTTTTATATTATAAATTGCTTCTTCTAATGAACCGTAAATAATTACAATGTTAGTTTTGTAGTGCCTATCCATGTTATCTATTTGAGTCCATATTCTTTTACTCATAACTGAACCCAAAAAGTCTGTTGATGATTTTGCTTCAAAACAAACATCATCAAAAACATAGTCGCCAATTTCAAGCCATTTCTTTTCTGTCTTTATTCCTAAACTCTTACACTTTAATTCAACCAAGCGCACTAACTTAGAACCTTGTTTTTCTCTACTATCTATTATTAACATATTACTCACCTATATAGTCTGGATAACGCCAGCACTTTCCTACACAATAACCATCAGAAATTAATTTATCACAAAAAGGAGTTTTATAATTACCAAATACAGTAAACTTTGCATGTTTTCTTGTAGTTCCCTCATCCCAATCTAACCATATCTCATCATTAGATTCTACTAACTGTTTGATTTCAGCAACAATCAAATCCAAGACTTCTTGTTTTTCCTTCAAAGAATTGATAGGTTGCCTCCCCGTCAGTAAATCTCTGTACCAAGAAACAAGGTATGCTCTCGCCATATGCGAAGGATTCTCCGTCATAATAGCACTATGCAAACACGGCAATATAGGTAATTTACCGGTGTATTTTGGGACACTGATTTCACCCCCCACAGTATCAATAGGAGGGGCTTTCGGAAAAACTACCAAGTTATTACCGCCCATTTGGAACGGTAAATGGCGTGGTTCTGATGCTAATGAAAGAATATGCTCAAGATTGAAAGAAAGGTCATTCTTAGTTAGTGGAATACAATAATATGGATTACCTTCATTATCAGAAGATGACATATTAACTGTATTAGGAACCCTTCTCAATCTTGTTGGTTGTCCAACTCTATCGTCTAAAGTATTCTTTCCGCCGAAGTTTTCCTTGAGGACTTTTTTCATTTCCCTAAAGAAAGATTGAATATCTCTAATGTTATCGGTTCTTTCACCAAATAGGAATAAATGAAAACCCCTGCCGGAAAAAAACATTGTATGTTTCCAATCGTTATCAATAACCTTTTGCATTATCATTTTCAAATCTCTCCAAGCCATTTCTAAATCATTATCATGCCCGTCAAAATCTAAAAAGATTCTATCGAGAATAACTGATGATTCTATCTTTGCCGTTTCCGAAAAATGTTCAAAGTCATAAACGGTTGTATAAACATTTGTCCTATTATTTTGAGCATTAACAAACTTAGCATATTCATTCCTCGATAAGACTACTCTTCTTTTCATTTGCGGGGCGTTCTTTATGTGACTCCCCGCCCAAACTTCCCTCGGATATTTCATTATTTTTACCTCCAAAATTAACTGTTGCATTGTTTAACATATTCCTTATGACACCGGCTATTTCACCGGATAGTTTAGTATGTATTGCTTCTCTCATTACATCTTCAAATGTATGGCCTACGAAGTTTTCGTTTATTCTTACTTCCCTAACCAAATCAAATCTTTCAATTAGTTTTGACTCCGAATAGATTTCGTTACAAAGTTTATTGATAGTATCTTTTAGGTTAGAAATCTCTGTAAAAGTCCAATCTCTCGCAAGGACTTTTTCCTTTATCATATCTTCATTCAATAGTGAACCCCCTTTAATCTTGCAGGTAATACTATTGTGTAATTACAAGCATCACAACAATACCATTCACCATTCCCTTTTGTTAGCATATGACCGTGACCTTCTATTTCTTCTTTACATAATTTACATTTCATTAATAGTCACCACCTTCGTTTAATATTTCTAAAGCCTTTACTAAGTGTTCTCTAGCATCTAATAGACTTTGTTTAGGTGTCATATTATTATTTTTTAAGTAAGTGAGTTCCCAATCTATATTATGTATTACTCTTTCTATTAAATCATCACCTTCATACGGGACAAATCCCTCAAACATTCCTTTAACCATTCAATCACAACCATGTATCAGTTTGTGCGGCATCACAAATGCCGAAATAAGAACAATGTGAACAAGTCTTATAGAAAAACTTCGCAGGGAAATGCGAGTTTTCATAAGACCAAATCAACTTAGCAATGTTATTCATTACAGAAGTCATTGTTCTTTTCTTTACTTCTTGAGAAAAGACATAATTAGATACAGGATAGTACCAACCCCAATGAGTTACTTTCTTATTAGGGTCTAATCCGTTTTTAATCAACACTTCATCTTCAGCATTTTCAATAAGTAATTGATAGAAAGCCATTTCCTTTCTCATACTTGTTGCTTTGTAGTCTTTCCAAGCACCTGTCTTATACTCAAAAGGAATATACCCGCCATTTTCCTCAAAGATTCTATCAATAATACCTTGAATGTGTATTTTGTAATCTCTCTTTAGAGGAAACTTAGGGTTTGTATCTTTATCAATAACAATTTCTGCATCAAACTTGCCTTCATTACAAACAGGTAGATATTCATGCAGTTTGTTTTCCGCCCTTGCTTCAATAAATCTCTCCGCTTCAAAGGCTGACATTGTGATGTATATGTCTAAGTAATCATCAATAGGATGAAGGCTTTGACAATACTCATAGATTTCTGTACTGTTCATTGATTCTGCTTTCTTAATATCAAACTCATTAAAAAAGTTTTCTCTTGCATTGTGACAAACCGTTCCCTTCAACATTGCGTCTGTTTGGTCTTGAGGAAGTCTTTGTATGTAAGAGAAATCGTACTTTTTAGGACACCAATCAAAAGAACCTAATGAAGATTTAGTTATTTTCAGTATAGGTTTGCTTGGGTCGTCAAAGTTTTCGGGCTTAAAGTCATAAGTAAAATCTTGCATTGAAGAAATTACCGCATTATATTTTTCATCTATATTCATATTACCACCAATCGTCTAAGTTTTTCTGTATTTTACCGGTTCTTATGCTTGACAAATCCCACTCCATAGCCTTGTAAATAGGCTTTGCCTTCTCTACTACCTGTTCGGCGTAGTGCTTCCAATCGGGTACATAACCCTTGAAATCTGCGTAGGTTGTGCCGGAAACATATTCTGCATTTCTCTTCTCTCCTGTTAATGGATGAGTATATGTTTTATGCAAATGCTTTGCTTTTAGAAATAAATAGGAATCATCAAACTCCACATTAGTATGTTCCCAAGCATAAAGCATACCTGCAATACCTTCACCAAGAGAAGGTTTTTTGTTTTCTAAGGTAACAAATAATTTACCTTCTGTGCCACATTTTTTGCACCATTTGATAGGCTCTTTGATGTGATGTTTTAATCCGCAATCGGGACACTTAACAGTCAAACGATTGCTTCTTAGTCTTGCTCTTTTGATAATGGATTCAATATCTATTTTACCTTCTAATACAGAAACATAAGTATCGTGCAGATACCTATTGATTTCTTCTTTAGATTTCTGCTGAACCCACATCTTCAAAGCAGTAGTTTGAACATCTTTTGCTAATTTAGTTTCACTAACTCTTTTAGCAGTAAAACCTGTCATAGTGAACTTTTGTTCATCCAGCCACTCTCCATCATCCCATGATACTAAACCTAATGCTGAGAAGTATTTTTCAAACTCCAAAACGACAGGGTGTTCGTCTAAACCTAATACATTAGGAAAATGTTCTCTAACACTTGCTTCTATTTCTTTGATAGCAGTTTGAGCCTTTTCAACTGAATCAATCTGAACATAGATTGAGTCTGTATGCCCATAAACTACTTTCATACTCCGCCCACCTTATCGGGTGCGTATATTAGATTATTGAATGTTAATTCAGGATGCAACTTTTGTAGGTCGCTTTGTAATTCATGTACTGCTTTTGCTACATTGTATGTTTGCGAATCCTCATTATATTGCCTATCCAACTCTATTTCCAATCTCTCGATTGTATTTTGCAGTTTTTCAATCTTCTCATCCAATTTATCTATTCTATTAGCAAGACCCTCATTCTCCATAGTCAGTCTTTTGATTTCTTCATTTAATTTATCTAATTCATATCTATTCATAATATCACCGTTACTATTGTTAGGATGGTTGCTATGTTCACGATATTTACCATCATTAATATCCTATTTGATTTTGCTATCATAGCCAGCAGTTCTTCTAATAACTCATTCGTCTTGTCCATCATCATAATTAGCACCTTGCTCTATGTCTACAATGATAGCGTGACGCTTTAAGTTGTTCATCATTTGAAATAACTCCTTTACTTCTTGCAAGGTAGTTTCCCAAGTTTCTTCGGTATCATAAGATACCTTGACTGTTACATATTTAGTCATCATTATTTTCTCCCCTTATACAAATTAACATCGCTTCTTTTACCAACGACATGAAATGTTCTTTTCAGAAATACTCCTATTGAAGAAGTACAGGGTTGTCTCGTTCCATGTTTTTGAATTAGCATTTCACGCATACCACTTGCAGTAAATGGTTCTTCGCATTCTTCCGCTATTTTCATAATCCATCTATGACTGTGTTTCAATCAAACACCTCCCTATATCCGCAAGAATCACATTCTAATACTCCTTTGTCATTGATAAACTTAGAGTAGAGATTCGTTACTTTTCTGTGGGATTTCATTTTCATTTTACCTTCTTCGCAATTGGGACATTTCATTTTTTTTCCTCCTTTCCATATATTTAATTTTTCTACAACAATTTGCACAAGCATTTTGTATAGGGTGTAATACACCCACTTCTCTTTGACAAAGGCGACATTTCATATTTTCATCTCCTTTGCCTTAAATGCGGCTAATCTGATTGCTTCTCTAGCACTTGCAGTAATAGAAGCCGCTAATTTAGGATTAGCCCAACTAAAGCCGGTATATCCGATAATGCCATAAAAAGATGCAGATAGCCTTTTTACTGCCATTTGGTTATTATACCATTTTCTAAACTCATCTTCAGTTTGAGCATTCTTCATATTGCTCTTGTAAGAGTTTCTTAACTCCTTCAATTCTAATACTGCTCTTGGCAAAACGCCTAATTTATCAGTCTTGAAATAAACCATATCTTCTGCCACAGGCTCGCTGAAATCTCTTGGTGTTAAGATATTTACTGCAAACTCTGTTGGTTTGTCTGAAATGGTTTCCCAACTAATATTCCTTGCAATCATCATTGAAGGATATAGGCCAGCAAAATCAAAAGCGGCTACATTAAGATGTAGCCCGTTTGTATCTTCACTTAACGGGTCATAAATCATAGCCCCTTGATATGATTGCTTCTTCTCATTTTTGTTTCCTGTTGGTGCTTTCCAATAGGCATTTCTCATAAAGTAAATACTACCCATATGCGAAGCATAGAAACAAGCATCAAATGGTGCTTTCAATAATCGTTGTAGAGCAATAATCGCTTCACTACAATAATTAGTTTCATCTATTTCAACAATCAATTCTACATCTTTTAGAGCATACTGTGAATAAGTTTCTGAATCTTCTAACCAACCTCTACGGTAAAACTCGTTAGGGTCAGGAAACTTTTCTGAAACTAACTTCTTCTTATTAAGTAAAGATTCAGATACATAATCCAAAGATAGAGAAGGCAATGTTCCTCTTTGCGAGTCATTCCATTGTCTTTCAAAAGCCATGTCTAATGAGAGGGTTATGCGACCCCCTATGGGCTGTTCTATTGGCGAGAATCCTTTTTCACCTCTATTGTATTTGTAGCCATCCTTAGTCTTTTTTAGACCATCTACACGGTTAATCGGTGACATTCTATTAGGGTTAATTCCTAACGCACAACATCTTTCAAGAAGTTTAGGTATATCTGCAAAGTTACCGAACCAAGCAATTAGCATGTCAGGGTCTTTGTCTATCATAGTATTAATGAAATGTTCAAGCATTTCTTTTTCAGAATTAAAAGCATACATTTGTTTATATTGTAAAGTGGAGAATCCGTTAGATTTTCCATTAGGAAACCAAATCCATTGGTAATACTTCTCATCATAATTATCATACATTACAATAGTAGTAATTTCATTATGGTGTTCTCCGCCTTGTTGCCATTCCATATCCCAATACCATTTACGCATTTTATACTCCGGCATTTCGTGTATTTCATCTACTGCGTATCTGAATGTATATGGTACATCAGCCTCATAAGTCTTAGAAAACTTAGATTTTGCTTTTCTAATATCAAAGGAGTTTTCAACATAAACCTTCTTCAATCGTTCACCATCTATATTTACCCAATCACCCGTTTCATACTCAAACTCACGCTCAATGTATTTGTTAGGTGCATAGGTACGATGTTCAGTTTCACTGTTATTAACAAAAAAGTACGGTCTGAAAGGAATTAATTCAAACTTCTTTTCACCGTTCTCTCTCCATGATTTGTATATATGTTTGCCATCTAAACATCTACTGATTATCAATTCAATCTCCCCTTGTATAAGGTGCTTTAACTGCCACCTTAGAATGACCCACAATCAATAGCGGAAAATCATCCTTAACATAGAAATTAATCAAAGGCTGGTCTTTGAAAAACTTATGAAGTGGCCCACTATATTGCAATGTAGCAGGTTCTCCTAAGCCATGAAGAGGCCTAATTGATTGACAAAAACTGTTAGCAGTACCGTTATTACTATCAACTTGCAATGCACATTGAAGTCCTTTTTCTTCATCCGGCGGGAAATAATCTAAAAGATAAACTCCACTCTTGACTAATTCACAACCGCTAATTGCATCATCAAATACTTCTGATGTTAGTTGAAAAGCCCCCTCAAAGGACTTAGAACCAAAATCAGGAATTGTTCGAGGAACAGTTTCAAACTCTATGCCTTTAATCATCTGCCTAATTCTTGTTATTGCATCAATGTTAGGATGCTGAACCGCCGCAGGTATAGTGGCGGTTTTATAACCGCTACCAACATGCAAACAATCCTCATATGCTACTGATATTGAATCACCACTAAACTTCTTTAGATAAGGTACGATAGTTTCTGCACTGCCTGTAAATGAACCATTACTATGTCCTTCTACTTCAAGACTTAATTTAAGTCCACAGGTAGTATCTCCATTCCATAATGTTAAATCATTACCTTCTAATTCCATATATACATACGGGCTAAGTTTAGAATTGGAAAATCCTTTGTCTCCCAAATACATACCTTTACCTTGTATGTCCTCTAATGCTTTTGTCAATACCTTTGGTGCTACATTAAAACTCATATTCATATTGTTCCCTCTCTTAATTCTTTAATACCATTCCAAGTAATGTTAGGTGGCGTACCTTGTCTAATAGTCCAAGTAGTGCCGACTAAATTACCATTAGTGCGACTACCGACTAATTCAGCCAAATAGTGCATTTCACCTTTTACCTTCTTTCTTGAGCAGTGAATCTCCTGTTCCAATTTACCGCCCCAATCTTTCCAATTGGCAATCATACCAACAGGAGAACCGTCTTGATACTTTTCTGTTTCGTGAGTAATATAAATTACATCACAATCAAGAAGGTATATTGAATCCAATAGGTGATAGAAAGTCTTGTTCCTTGCACCATATTGATACGGCATAACCTTTGTAACTAAAGTCGGGTTAGGATTAATTTTTAGAATACAAGAGTCGAGCCAAGTATCAACGCCATCCAGCACAAATACAGGCTTTTCTCCTTCTTCAATCTTAGACCTA